TACGAATGTTAGCCCATTACATGAATGATAAGTCGTATGTTGAGCAGATATTAGATGGTGATATACATTCGTATAACCAGAAGATGGCTGGCTTAGATACGAGAGATCAAGCGAAGACCTTCGTGTACGCTCTGATTTATGGTGGAGGTGTAGCTAAGATTGGACAGATCGCTAATGGCTCTGCTCGTAAGGGTAAGCAATTGATTGATCAGTTCATGAAGAACCTACCAGCATATGCCAACCTCAAGAAGCGAGTGTTGACCGCTATGCGTAAGAATGGTACACTACAAGGGCTGGATGGGAGGAGACTACGTGTAGAATCTGAACACAGTGCATTAAATTTCTTATTACAATCAGCAGGTGCTGTGATAATGAAGAAAGCTTTAGTCATATTACATAGCAAACTAATTGAGAACCGTATCTGGTTTAAGTTAGTAGCTAACGTACATGATGAATGGCAAATAGAAACTACCAAAGAGTATGCTGAAATGGTAGGGCAGTTAGGAACTCAAGCTATCAAGGAAGCTGGTGAAAGTTTTAATATGAATTGTCCATTAGATGGTGACTACAAAGTTGGTACCACTTGGGCAGAAACACACTAGAGTTTCCTAGGAAACTTCGCAATTAGGTCTAGTGTACTTTTAATTAATAAGGAATAAAATCCATGCAAAATACTAATCAAGCAATTAAGATCCAAGCCGTAGCTTACTGGTTCTCTTTCCTAGAGAAGAATGAGATGTCCGATAAGTATCAAGTTGATGTAAGTCAGCTATCTGAAACTCAAGTAGATCGCTTGGAAGGTCTAGGTATTAATGTTAAGAACAAAGGTGATGACAGAGGTTACTTCGTAACTGCTAAGTCTACCAATCGTGCTCCTCGTGTAGAAGATACTGAAGGGTTCGCAGTGACTGAGCCTGTAGGTAATGGCAGTAAGGTTACGTTCATCATTAAGCCTTATGATTATAACTTCAAAGGTAAGACAGGTGTTGGTGTTGGTTTATCCAAGGCTCGTGTTGATGATCTAGTAGTCTTCAATAAAGAAGATGCTGGCTTCGATGATGTACCTGAGTTATAAATGTTAATTCTCATAGACGCTGATATCTTTTGTTATCGTATCGGCTTCGCCTGTGAGGAGGAGAGTGAGTCAGTTGCTTGTAAGACTATGAGTAACTACCTCACTAACATCATTGAAGATTTGGTGATGGACTCTGACGATGAAGAACATGAGGTTGAACTGTACCTAACTGGTTCAGATAACTTCCGCTTCGATTACGCTGTTACTGCAGAGTACAAAGGTAATCGTAAGAAGAATAAGAAACCTCAACACATCTCTGCGCTGCGTGATCATTTGATTGCCCAGCATGGAGCTGTAGTTACTCAAGGTGAAGAGACAGATGACAGGATAGCGATCCGAGCTACACAAGAACCAGAAGCAATAATCGTTTCTTTAGATAAGGACTTTTACCAACTGGTGTGTGGACATTACAACTTTGTTAAGAAGAAACTCTTTTATATTACTAAAGAAGAAGCTGTGTTTAATTTCTATATGCAGTTCTTAGTTGGTGATACTGCTGATAACATCATGGGTGTTAAAGGTATTGGCCCTAAGAAAGCTGAGAAGCTTTTAGAAGGTAAGACTGAGTTAGAAATGTATGCTATCTGTGTAGATAAACTTGGAAGCGAAGAACGCGCTCTTGAAAATGGAATACTTCTGCACTTACGCAGGGAGGATAATGAGATATGGCAACCACCAAAACCCGTAACAACGGACGATGGACAGAAGCAAGACACAAATCATTTATAATCTCTGCGTTACGTGGAGCACATAGTAAATGGGGAGTTAAAGCGGATGTTAAAAAACTTGCTAGAGTTTCTACAGGGCGGTATGTATGCGCTGAGTGTGGCAATGTTGGCCCAGCTACTCTACCACCTTTGGATGGGCAGAAGCGTAGAAGGAACAATGCTGCTGTTGATCACATTGAGCCTGTCGTGGAGCCTGCTGAAGGATTTCAAGATTGGAATACATACATAGAGCGTATGTTCTTAGAGCTAAATGGTTATCAAGTCCTGTGTCATGATTGTCATAGCACAAAGACTAAAGAAGAACGAGTAGTACGAACTGAAATGAGGAGAAAGAAATGAGACATCTAGTAATACCGGATACTCAAATCAAACCTGATAACAACACAGACCATATGACTTGGGCGGGTAAGTATGCAGTTAAAATGAAACCAGATGTTATCATCCATCTTGGTGATCATTGGGACATGCCTAGCCTAAGTAGTTATGATGTGGGTACTAAAAGCTTTGAAGGTAGGCGGTACACTAAAGACATTGAAGCAGGTAATGCAGCAATGGATAAGTTGTTAGCTCCTATTAGACGAGAACAAGAACGTCTGAAAGAGAACAAGAAGAAGCAGTGGAACCCTCGCTTAGTATTCTTATTAGGCAACCATGAGTATCGTATCATACGTGCTATCGAAAGTGATCCTAAGATAGATGGACTCATTAGTTATAATGATTTCAATCTAAACGGATGGGAAGTGCAAGACTTCTTAGACCCTATTGTTATTGATGGTGTTGCCTACAGTCACTACTTCACTTCAGGTGTGATGGGTAGACCAGTATCCTCTGCTAAGTTACTTCTACATAAGAAGTATATGAGCTGTGTGATGGGGCATGTGCAAGACCGTGACATTGCTTATGCTCGTAGAGCTGATGGTAAGAACATGACTGGTTTGTTTGCTGGTATCTACTATCAACATGACGAAGCCTATCTGAATCCACAGACGAATGGTTCTTGGTCAGGGTTATGGGTATTCAACAGTGTTGAAGATGGTAGCTTTGATGAACTCCCTGTATCAATGGACTACCTACGGAGGACTTATGGCGCTAACTCTGGAAGAACTGAAAGGACGCTTAAGGCAGTTGGATGAAGTGATTCTTGTTGACATCCTACAGTTGGAGTCAGCAGATATAGTTAATAGATTTGAAGATGTTATCGAAAGAAACTTTCAATCTTTAGAGAGTGAAGTAGAGTCTCCTGAAGATGGACTCTATGACGATATGTACCACACTTCAACTTATAATGGAGATTATTATGATTGATAAAATAGAACCTACATACACCTTTGATAATGACTTTGGTGATATAGAAGAAGAGCGACCAGCAGCTAGTAAGATGCAGGTAGGAGGTGATCATTATACTAAGTTAGGTATACAGCCTATGGAATACTCTATGGCTAATGACTTGAATGCTTTACAACACACAGCAATTAAATACATCACTCGCTATAAGGATAAAGGTAATCCCCTACTGGACTTAGCTAAGGCAGTTCACTGTATTGAAATGCTGATTGAACATGAAGTAAACAATTAAATAGTCAAGCAAAATAAAGGGGACAATTAAGTCCCCTTCTTTGTTTCTAATCCTTTAAATTATCAGGCATTATATCACCAAACCCTTGCTTCCTGTACCAAGCAGATAACCACTTACGAGCAAACTCTGGATCTTTCTGCTTAAGCTTATAAGCAAACTGTTTACCTATGGTTAACCTTACCTTACGTACCCTACTATCTAGTACCTTCTTCTTCCTAGCATCAGAAAGCTGTTGGTAGGCTGGTTCTTTAATGATGGCTTCTAGTACAGGGGTTAACAACTGAGCATTGATCTCCCTTAACTCTGCAACATCTTCACTAGAAAGTTTAACACCTTGGAACTTGTTAGTGATTCCTCCTTTGTCCCATTCAATATCAGTAATGTGTTTCTGTAAAGGAGACAATGAATCTTCAGACGAGAACCCTATGTTGAATAGAGCTTTAGTTACGTCAGTTTCTTTAGCTTCACCATACACACCAAACTTCTTAGGGAGTTGTTGGCGGAAGATAGGTATACGTGCTTGTAATCTTTCTAAAACAGTCTCAGTCTGTCTCTCATACTTATCCATAGCCTTAGCTATATTAGCTGTAATAGCTGGTGTAAACGGACGAGCTGCTGTCTCTAGTAAAGTAGAAGCAGTATCTATGTTAGGGTCAATAGCTACTTCTGTTATAGCATGGAACCCTTCAAGGAATGTTTTAGAAGTTAAGTTACTCTTAACAGCGTACAACATATCCTTAATCAACTCCTTACCTTCCTCAGTGTTGATGTC